GTTAGAAAATTTTAATGTTAGGTCTATTTTTTATAGGAATACCAGTTACAATTCTGATACTGTATATAATAATAAAGAATTTAGGATGACAAAGCAAGAGAGGTTAGTTAGAACATTGGCAGAGGCTAACAAAGATAGAAAAATGACTCGTAAGGTAGATACCTATGAGTATGAGTCACTAGAAACATGTATAAAAACTGAACAAGTACCACCTAATGAAATAGCAGAGTTGTTTACTGATAAATCATTTTATGATTGGTATTCTAAACGAAATTTCATGGATAAATAATATTATCGAATATATGAAAAACTGAAGGAGAAAATTATGGCCGAACAAGCAAGACACCCACATTTAATGAATCCAGCTGCTATGAAAACTAATCAAGGCACATCTGGTATGGGACAGACAGTAGAACTAATGTCTGAAATTCTAAAAAGAGTTAATAACGCAAAAGATAAACCTAAAAAAATTCAAGTATTAAGAGAAAGTGCAACAGCACCTCTTAAACAAGTTTTAAAAGGTGCATTTGACCCAAATATTATATGGGATTTACCAGCAGGTGAACCACCGTATATGGCAAACGAAGCTCCAATTGGAACTGAACATGGTCTATTAAGAAACGAATCTAAAAGACTATGGCATTTCGTAAAAGGTGCTGATAATGAAACTAATAAAGTACAAAAAGAAAAAATGTTTATTCAAATGTTAGAGGGTTTACATCAAGACGAAGCTAAGGTCTTAATGGGAATGAAGAACAAATCATTGAATAAGATGTATAAAGGTCTTACCGAATCAGTTGTCAAAGAGGCATTTGGTTGGAATGACAAGTTTGTACGACCAGAATAGTGTATAATTCTGTCGCAGCCTCAAAAAAAGCATAAAAAGACTAAAAAAAAGCGCTAAAAAAGTGAAAAAGTGCTTGACTCGAGGTGTTTTTTAGTGTATAATGGTACCATAAATAATCGAGAAAGGATACATTATGAATAATAAATTGATAATAACGCTTTTAATTGTTAACGGTATCATATGGGGAATGTGGTTTCCGTCACAAGCAAAAGCAGATGATTATAACACGGCCGTCATAGCTCATGTTATAAAAGAAAAAGTTTCTGGTAACGGTGTAGATATGTCTGTACTAGAATCAGAAATGCAAAAGTTGGCATATAACTTTGCTTTACAGATGACAGATGTTTTAGAAAAGAACTTACCTGTTATCTTAGAAAGTTTAGCCGCTGAGTTAAGACAAAACGCAGACAGTAAATATAAGTGTTCTTTATTAGAAGACACGAAAATTGCTGATAAGGAATGTTCATAACATATGGCAAAGAAACAATCACGAAAATTTAGAGATGATGTACCGGAGATACCGTTTACATATGATTTTTATTTAGTGTATTGGGAGGATATTCAATCAGACGCTGGTTGGAAAACAATGAAAGAAATTCAAAACATGAAACCTGCTATTTGTGTATCAACTGGTTGGTTGGTCAAGAATGACAAGAAAGTACATGTATTGATGAGTGACTACAATTATGAAGAGAATGGTGACTTGGCAGATGGTGGTAACACAACAGTTATACCAACTAAAAATGTAATCAAGAAATTCAAAATTGCAGATTTATAATATAAATGAGAAAAGGAAAACTATATCATGGCACAACAAACAAAATCAAAAGAACTAGACCACTATTTAAAATCAGTTATTAGTGGCGTACCTAAACAGATAGACCACTTCATTAATAGTAATGAAAAGAAAATGACTTACTATACTGGCAATTGGTCTACAGATGTCTGTAACAACTTCACAGAAAAACAATCTGAAAAGATTTTTAAAAACATGTCGAAGTATATGGATAAACCAGAATTACAATTCTTTCAGAAGCGTAATAAGGATATCAAAATCGGTACATGGTCAGAGTACGGCGAAAACGAACCACAAACTATTACAAGTTTTGAATATATCATTATTAGGAAAGCCTAATGAAACAAAAAATCAAAACAATATTACAAACATTGATGGCTGTAACGGTCATCTTGTTTGTTTCTGGTATATGGTATGTTGTATCAGCTGAAAAGAACGAGGCGCTCCACGCAAAACAAGAACTTGAAATACAAGAAGTGGTAGAAACCTTAGAGGCAATTACCACTCACACATTACCAAACTTTGAAAGGTCAAACAATCAAACATTTATTAATAGTACAGTTGCTTGTGTTGACTATATTTACAATACCACAACAGATATATTTCCTGTAAACTTAGAACTATTGGTGGCTCAGGCTGCCTTAGAGAGTGCATGGGGTAATAGTAGATTTGCCTTAGAGGGTAGAAATCTATTTGGTATTCGTACATATGATTTGAGAGAACCACATATGTTACCATCTAATAACCCTAAGAAATGGGGTGTAAAAGTGTATATGCATGAATGTGATTCTGTACAACACTATATTAATATACTAAATAATGGTACAAAGTTTGAAGAATATAGAAAACTAAAACATGTACAAAATATTAACGACCCATTTAAATTGGTTATGACACTTGACGCCTATGCTTCAGATAAACACTATTTTGATAAAGTAAAAAGAATTATCAAAATGTTAAGGGAAGATTACACATTAAATTAAGAGTAACATGTTTACAATATTAATAACTTTTTTAAGTGCGATATCTATATCAGTTATAGCGGCTGGCTATTCTATTATAGGTTTATCCACTTTATTTGCAGGTGCAGTTATACCTATCATTGCTATGGGTAGTGCATTAGAGGTTGGTAAATTAGTTGCCGCTTCTTGGTTGTATAATAACTGGCGTAATAAACTTGTACCAAAAGCCATAAAGGCATATTTAACATTTGCAGTAATAGTATTAATTTTCATCACATCTATGGGTATATTTGGTTTTTTATCAAAGGCGCACCTAGATCAAGTACAACCTACATCTTCTAATAATATTAAAATAGAATTACTTAATACACAAATTGACCAACAAGAAAAAGTTATAGAAAGGTCAAATAAAACACTAACTCTATTAGACAAGGCATTAGAAAAATATGTTGATATGGAGTATGTGACGAGAGGTTTAAAAGAAAGAGCAAAACAAAAACCAGAAAGAGACGCATTAACACTTGCTATAAACAATGCTAGTGATGTAATTGCAAAACTAACTACTGAAAAAGCTACTCTTAAATTAGAACAAGATAAGATAGAGGCTGAAGTAGGACCAATTAAATATATCGCAGAATTAATTTATGGTGATGAAGCAAAAGACCATTTTGACAAAGCCGTCAGGTGGGTAATTATAGTTTTAATTTTTGTATTTGACCCATTGGCTGTATTACTATTGATAGCAGCTAACATATCATTAAGGAGTAGAAAAGTTGCCAAAGAAGAAGACGAAACAAAAATACAAAAAGATTACCAAAAAGAAGCTGCTAATGCAAAAGTTAAAGCGAAAAGAGTCAGAAATAGAGAAAAATTTTATAAAGATATTCTTAAAAAAATAGGTAGTGGTAAATTAAAATCTAAAGATTATGATGAAATGAAAAAATTAGGCTTAAATACAGATGAAATTCGTATAAAATTGAATCAAATAATGGAATGGAACAATAATTAAAGGTTGCCAAATACTAAAAAATGTTATATAATGATACTATGATTACAGAAAGTTTAAAAGATAAACGTATCAAGAACGCAGAAACAGCTTGTAGAGTGTCTATGTCAGATTGGGCAAAGAACTATTGGTTCGGTGTGTTCTCAAAATTATGTAAAAAGTATGGTCGTGATGATTATTTTAGAAAAACTATAAATTAAAAATGAATAAATTTTATACATTATCAAATATTACAATAATTGTTTTACTAATTTACACTATATCTTTCATCAAACAAGATATGAAACTTGAATCATATAAGACAAAAAGAGCTTTAGTTTTTTTAGATAACAAATTGTCAAATATACAAGATAAAATGTTAGATAATAAAATTGATGTAACTGTTGACACAACAGATATTGATAAAAAATTAAAACATCTTATTAATGAATTAGCTGATATAGAAAATGAATTATTAAATTTAAAAATTAAACTAAATGATAAGAAAAATCAAAGAGTTTTTCCACCAAAGTATAGAAATATAAATTTATGAATGTATTTTATGTAGATAAACATCCTGTTAGAGCTGCTGAGCAGATGATTGATAAACATGTTGTTAAAATGATATTAGAATCAGCACAATTGTTATCAACTTGTCATAGAGTATTAGACGGTACTGAATACTATGATAAGACAGCAAAAGGTAGAAAAATTAAAAGATGGTTACACCCTAACTCTAATTTAGAACCTATACTATATAAAGCAGGTTGGGTAAAACACCCTAGTACAATATGGTTATTTGAATCGGCATACAATTACATGTGGTTATATAAACATATGATGGCTCTCAATGAAGAATATAAAAAAAGATACAATCATACTACAGATCATTTAACAATACAAAAATTAGGTGAGATATTAAAACATCCACCAAATAATGCTAAATATAATAAAATTGCAACTGATCCTAAACCAGCAATGCCAGATTATTGTAAAATACCTGGTGACGCAGTAGGCAGTTATCGAAAGTATTATATTATGGAAAAACGAAGATTTGCTACTTGGAAAAGTCCAGCAAAAATACCACAATGGTACATAGAAGGAGTAAAACAAAATGCGTGAACAAATAATAGAGGCAATTAAAAAACATGCCGAAGGACATATAGCTAAACATAAATCAAATGTTGAAATTTTTTTACAACAACCAGTTGGTGTTGCTAGTCATCCTGATCATATAGAGACAATTGAAAAAGAATTAAAAGAGATTGCTCACTATGAAGAACAACTAGAAGTAATTAATAAACACTTCACAGTAAAAGACCCTTTCAAAAATTAATGCCAATATACACCTTTGAAAATAAGAAGACAGGCAAAATCTATGACGATATGATGTCTATTGCAGAAAAAGAAAAATTTCTGAAAAAGAATAAACACATTAAACAGAAACTTACCACTATAAATATATCAAGTGGTGTTCAAGGTATTAGTATGAAAACAGATGGTGGTTGGAAAGATAATCTATCAAGAATAGCTGATGCTCATCCAACTAGCGAGTTGGCACAACAACATAGAAGACGGTCAATTAAAGAAGTAAAGACACAACAAGTGGTAGAGAAACACCGAAAAATACAACAAGGTAAAAAGTAATGGCAAAAGATATACCAGATTATTTAAGAGAATATGACCTTGATCAAGATTGGGGTTTTACACCAGTAAGTAAAGCACCTGAATCTTCACCGGCTGTAAATACTTCCGTTATAGAAACTAACAATGTTGAATTAGCAAAAGTAAAATCAGATGTCGGCGATATTAAAAGTATGATGAATGAAATTATGCAAATCGTGGCAGAAAAAGAAACTGTAACACAAGAACTAGCAAGTGAAGATGTTACAAAAAGATTTAAAGAAATAGAAAAGTTAATATTACCATTTCTATATAATCTTATGAAATCTGATGAACCTTATATACATTGGCCTAATAGATCGCCAATTATCAAGGCACAGATAGAGAAGTTGTTAAAACTTACAAAAGGAAAATAAATGAAAGCAAATTATGATAAGTGTTTAGAAACAATATTACACCATGAGGGTGGTTATGTGAACCATCCAAAAGACCCAGGTGGTGAAACTAATCTAGGTGTTACAAAAAGAGTTTACCTAGAACATGGTGGCACAAAAAATATGAAAGACCTATTAGTCGAAGATGTGGCACCTATTTACAAAAAAGGTTATTGGGATAAAATGAAAGGTGATGAACTACCAAATGGTTTAGACCTTTGCGTTTTTGACTTTGGAGTAAATGCAGGTCCAGGTAGAAGTGCAAAATATCTACAAACAATGATTGATACAGTAGCAGACGGTGGTATTGGTCCTAACACATTAACTAAACTTGCTGAATATGTTGAAAAACATGGTTTGGCAAAAGCAATTGACAACTTTCAAGAGGCAAGACAAGATTACTATGAAAAGTTATCTACATTTGCTACTTTTGGTAAAGGTTGGACAAGAAGAGTTGATGAAACAACTCAATTAGCTAAAACAATGATTAGCTGAGAAGAAGAACCATTTAAATCGGAAAGAGATAAACTTAACGATTTATACATGTTACACAGGTCAATCTAGGCTTGACAATATAATGATAAGTGTATATAATAGATATATAAATTGAAAAGGAAGTAAATATAATGACTAAGAAAAACTTTATACAACTAGATGAGAGTAAATTCCCTACAACAAAGGGTAAAAATATTGATGGCTTCAGGTTTTATCAAGTTGATGATAAGGCATATCCATCCGTTACAACTGTATTAGGTGCTATACCAAAACCAGGTCTTATGGCATGGCGTAGAAATGTTGGTGAAGAGGCAGCTAAGTGGGAGATGAATAGAGCAGCTCGTAGAGGTTCTGCTACTCATACACTTGTTGAACAATATTTAAAAGGTGAAGTACCATCTATTCGTGATGTATTACCATTAGGCATGTTTAGATTATTAAAACCTTATTTGGATCAAATAGATAATATACATGCAATAGAAAGAATAATGTATAGTCATAAATTGACCATTGCAGGTCAAGTTGATTGTATTGCAGAATACAATGGTAAATTATCTGTAATTGATTTTAAAACTGCTAACAAAGAACGAGTAGATAGTTGGAATGAAAACTATTATATTCAATGTACTGCCTATGCGATTATGTATGAAGAACTATTTGACACACCTATAGAACAAATTGTAATTCTTCAAGCAGGTGAAGACGGTTCATGCAAGTCATTCGTAAAGAACACGGCTGACTATAAAGAAAAACTTGGCGATGCTATTAAAGGTTTTTATAAATATTATGAAGAGAAGACAAAAGGCATAACGTCATAATGGTCTCTAAAGGGAGCAACCATGCAAATAAAAAAAAACTTAATGTTGGCCTTTTTGCTAATTTTTATATTTACAACTAATATATCTTTAGCAGACCATAAACCAACACTAGAATATGATGGACTAGAATGGGCACAATTACCGGTTATTTGTGGTAATACAGAATCAATAAATGAATATCTAATACATAACGAATTTATATTAGAAAGTTTATCAGTAGGTAAAGAAGGCACTAAAAAAGACGGAATGAATGTCTATATGGTTAGTTACTTTATTAATAATGATAAAACAGAAACTATAGCTGTATTAACATCACCATCAGCATTAGAAAGTTGTATGATGTACAGATCATTTGAGTTAGTATTTCCTGGTATCAGGACATAGAATTAGTCGTTGACTACAATTATAGTAGATACGCTGGACGAGAGTGCAATTCTCTCCAGCTCCACCATAACTACATGAAAAGATTAACACAGACAATTTTCATGTAGTTTTGATGGGGCTGATATAGGTTTCGACAGGTATTAAGAAAATTGTAAGAGATTAATAGGTGGCAACCTCTCATGCTAATTAAACGCAAACAATAATACATTTGCATTAGCAGCTTAATAACTGCTTAGGGTTTTGTGGGTTGTGCCTCGTAACAGAAACAATCCACGCTTTACATTTTTAACAATAAGTGATATATTATAAGTATGAATAGCAAAGAATTTAGTTTAATTATAGAGGGTGTTGTTAGAGATAAAAGACCAATCACCTATTTGGAAGCAATACTATGGTATTGTGAAGAAAATCAATTAGAAGTCGACTCAGTAGGTCGTCTTATTTCAAAATCACTAAAAGAAAAAATACAAGTAGAAGCTAGTAAGGTTAATTTAATTAAAATGCCTGAAACAGGTAAATTACCTATATGAAAAAGTATAAAGATAAAATTGATGACTTTTTTAAGTGGGTAAAAGGTACAGAGTTAGTTNAATTAGATNATATTGATGTATCAGAGGATCCAGTAAGACCAGAATTGTCATTAGGTTTTAGAATTACACACGGTAGNAAAATATTTGGTCTAAAATATAATAATGAGATAGAGGCAATAGTTTGTATTGCGTTATGTCCTGAAGTGCCATTTACTGTAAAAGAATTAGATTATATGTCACAATCAGCTAATCAAAATGGACATGGTGAAATAGTTGTAGCATACACTGTTTGGTCTAGAAAAAGAGGTGCAGGCAGAGAGATCATACAAAAATTAAGAGAGTGGGTAATAGATAAAGATTTTAAAAGATTAGTTACATTATCACCATTAACACCTATGGCAACACATTTTCATATTAAAAATGGCGCAAAACAGGTACATATTAATGATGAGACACAAAATTTTGAGTATAAATTATAATGTATGGCGGCTTTGATGTATTTAAAACATATTTGGCAGTTAAGAATCACTTTACTACCGATTACGATTATAACAAATATGGTGGTAGAGTTACGGCAAAGTTGGAAAGTTTTACTAAAAGACCAGATAGGTACTTTTTTCATAAACTTTCTAAAAGATATAATGAGCGAGACATATTGGATTTTTTTGTTGCTAATTTTGCTGTTGACGGTAATAAGTGGATTGGTAATGTTATAAACAATGAGGGTGCTGAAAATTATACCAAGTATAGAAAATATAAAGAGTCATTTGACTACCATTTTCGCAACGATTGTGTGGCTATTCGCAATGATTTTGACAACCGTTCTATTCTTTTTAATGATGGCTTTGCTGTACATATGGGACAACATCCTAGAGTTTTACGATTACATTTACAAAGGAAAATTCACATCCAGACCACCATCATACTTGACACAATATTATCGTTTAGTAAGGTATGGAATAAAGAAATTAATGAAAAAATTGTATGGCCTAAAATCTCACTTACGCTTGCCAAACTAAAACCTTTTGTGAGTTATAATGATACACAGGCAAAATTAATTATGAAAGAAGTTTTTAATGGTTGAAGATGTAAAAAGAAAAAAATTAGACGATAAGATTAAAGAATTGAACTCTACTAGAGTATTCAAAAAGATTACACCAAAAGGTGACTTATCATGGTACATCAAGTGGGTGTCAGTTGTTCTTATACTAGTAGCAACATCTGTAAGAGCTACAGGAACATTACCACATATTGATTTATGGTTTGGACTATTTGGAACTGTAGGTTGGTTTATCGTTGGTTATCTGTGGCATGATAGAGCTCTTATCTTATTAAATGGTGTGTTAGTTACACTTATCTTTACAGGACTATTAAACTATTATTTTGGGAGTTAACATGAATAAAATTAAACAATTTTGGATTAAATCTTATCAATCTGATAAGATAGCATTTTACTTAGAACTTATAAGTTTTGTGTTTACAGTAGGTGCAAGTATGACGTTAGCACTAACGGCTGATCAACCCGATATGCGAGTTGTATATCCTGGTTTTTTTATTGGTAGTTTGACGGCCACATATGCTCACTATAGAAGACAGTTAGCATGGCCTATGATACTTGTTGGTTACTTTTCATTAATGAATGTCTTTGGATTTGGTGTTGCAATTGGCTGGTGGTAAAGTATTCTGTATTGGTAATGGTGAAAGTCGAAAAGGTTATGATTTAGAATCATTAAGAAAACATGGCACCATTTATGGGTGTAATGCAATCTATAGAGATTTTATGCCAGATGTTCTTGTTGCTGTTGACTATGGTATAATGCATGAGATTTATCATGCTGGTGTAGCACAAAAAATACCATGTTATTTTAGAGATTGGACTAAAGTACCAGCTATGACATATGAACCTATGTTATACGGTGGCATGAATAAATTAGAAGCTAATGAACATATAAGAGATATTGTTGTTTCTAACGACAGAGGTAATAGTAAAGAATATGTAATGCATGGTGCTAATTTACAAGGCATTGTGACCATGATGAAAAAAAACGGTGATAAGTATAAGAAAAATGTAAACAACTCACAAATAAAAGTATCTTGGATTACAGAGAACGATAAGTCAAATTCATTAACAGATATTATGGGTGGTAAAGACCATGGTTGGTCAAGTGGTGCAAGTGCAGCTTATGTAGCAATAAGTAGAGAACAACCAGACGAAGTATATCTTATAGGACATGATGTATATAGCACCAATGATAAGATAAACAATGTTTATAAGAGTACAAAACATTATGTAGCAAAGGAGAACAGTCCTACGCCTACCTTTGATTGGATTGATCATTTATATACATTAACAGACTGGAATCCAGATGTAAAATTCATCAAAATTAACAGATTTAATGACGGCCGTGATAAAGTTAATAGTCCAATAGAAGAGTTAAAGAATAGAAAAAATATAACATATGCTGATTATTCCACGCTTGACAATCTGTCTTAAATAATGTATATTAGTAAAAATGGAGATAAAAAATTATGAATAAATGGGACATACAAGATTGGAAAGTAAAACCACATACTTTCAAATTTAGAACTGGTGATACAGATGAAAAAGGTGGTTGTACTTTTATTGGTGGTTCATGGGTTGATAAAACAACAGATGAATTATTTAAAGATAAAAGAATTGTAATGTTTAGTTTGCCTGGTGCATTTACACCAACATGTTCAGGTGAAGAGTTACCGAGTTATGATAAACACTATAATAAATTTATTGACAATGGTATAGATGACGTATATTGTATATCTGTCAATGACGCATTTGTAATGAATGCTTGGAGAAGAGATTTAGAAATTAAAAATGTTAAGATGATACCAGATGGCTGTGGTACTTTTACTAGTAACATGGGTATGTTGGTTGCTAAACCAGCACAAGGTTTTGGCATGAGGTCTTGGCGTTATGCAGTAATTATTAATGATGGCAAAGTAGAAGCCATGTTTGAAGAACCAGGTTTCAATAACTTTTCAGATGATGATGATCCTTACGAGATATCAACACCAGAAAATGTAATGAAATATTTAAACGAGTATGAAGAACTTGTATAAATACAATAGAAGGCGAATTATACAGCCTACACAAAAACAACGAACACATATAATACAAGGAGAATAAATATGGATTTCGAAAGTCTAAAAAAGTCGTCAAGTAATTTTGATGCAATCACAAAAGCTCTGGAAACTAAAATGACACCAGAGAATCAACAATCAAACAACAAGTATCAAGACGATAGGTTATGGAAACCTGAACTAGATAAAACTGGTAATGGTTATGCCGTACTTCGTTTCTTGCCTGCTNCTAATGGTGAAGAAATGCCATGGCAGAGAGTTTGGACACATGCCTTTCAAGACAAAGGTGGTTGGTTTATTGAGAACTCATTAACAACTCTTAATCAAAAGGATCCTGTTAGTGAAGAAAATACTAGATTGTGGAATACTGGTATTGATAGTGACAAAGATATTGCTAGAAAGAGAAAAAGAAAATTATCTTACTATGCAAACATCTATGTTGTGTCAGACCCAAAACATCCTGAAAACGAAGGACAGGTAAAACTGTATAAGTTTGGTAAAAAAATCTTTGATAAGATTACTGAAGCCATGCAACCAGCGTTTGAAGATGAACAAGCTATTAACCCATTTGATTTTTGGAAAGGTGCAAACTTTAAATTAAAAATCAGAAAAGTTGATGGTTACTGGAACTACGACAAATCCGAATTTGAAGGTGTCTCAGCATTGAAAGAGTCAGATGACGATATCAAAGCTATTTGGGAAAAACAACACCCTCTAAAACCATTTGTTGACCCTAGTAATTTTAAGACCTATGATGAACTCAAAGAGAAACTGAATAGGGTAATTACGGGTATGCAAACTACGACTACTGTAGATGAAGTCGACCTCCCATCACAGCAAACTACAAGTACCGTAGAAATGCCTAAGGTAAGTCAATCTAAGCCTGCTAGTGACGAGGATGATACCCTCGATTACTTTAGTAAATTAGCAGACGAAGATTAATCCTTTCTCTCTCTACCTAAGCATTAACCTCTAGCGAGAAATCGCTAGGGGTTTTCTTATAAATAGTGGTATGGCAATAGATATATTTGAACCATTAAAAGACTTACAAGGTAATAAACTTAAAAGTGCTAGTTGGTACAGAAATGCTGTATCATTAATTTCAGATAAGAGTCGTCCTAGTGACCTATTTGCGTCTGGTAAAATGTTAGGCAGACCTAGTGGTGGTAGAATGAGTATGTTTTTCTATGACCCTAAAACAAAGTCAAGATTACCATATTACGATATATTTCCATTAGTATTACCATTAGATGTTGCCAAAGGTGGTTTTATAGGTTTAAATTTTCATTATCTACCATATGGTGCTAGATTTGCATTTTTACAACAAT